TCCCGCCCGCAAACTGGCTTGCCGTTGCGTTCATCTCTGACAGCGATGCATCTGTGCCGACCCTCGACAGTTCGCCGTCAGCCGGCGAGCCAATCGTTGTCTGCCAATTGCCTTGTGCTCGCCCGACATCTTTCGGGGTGTCCTTTATGATCTCGGCAAACAGTTCTAAAACAATCGCCCGCCCCGTTTCGTCAACCGACTTGCCGGCTTTTTGCGCGAATGCGGCAACGTCGGATGCGAAGGTCATTTGCGCCCCTGCAACTCATAAAGCAGCGCCGTGCCGGCTGGATTGAGCGACTTGACTGACTGGACGACGTAAACGGTAGATCCGTCAACCACCAGCGAACCGATGCCAGGTTCAGCAGCGCCGTTCACGCTGACTAGCAGCTTCTTGTCGTCAGTTTGCACTAGCGTGCCAGTTTCGCTGACTCGGCCAGCGTAATTGCCCACCAGCAAGCTAACAGCAGTGTCCGTGTAGGTTGGCGTATTGGCCTGCGTGTCAGTGTTGAACGTGCTGCCCGATTGCACGCGCAAGGTTGCAGGCTTACCGAACTTGGCAAGCAGGTTGCTTGCTGTGTAGGCAAGGTCGCCGTAAAAGCTCATACGCGGGTCACTGCGAAGTTAGAGCCGCCGCCAGTAGGGATCATCAGCGGCTTGAGGATGCTCATGGCTGCGGTGAATATCGGCTGCGAGTTGTTGTAACCCTCAGCGTATTTCACCGTGATAACGTCCACCGTTTCCTCGATCACGCTGCCCTTGCCGCCGATGCCAGTGGTGGGCATAAGGCTCTGGGTATCTGCCTCAATAGCGAGCTGCATTTGCCCATTCTTGATCTGCTGCGGAATGACGGTATCGCCAATCAGCGATCCGTAAATGTAGACCGGATATCGTGGCCATGCGAGCGCCTGCAACGGATCGGTGCGCTGGCCCTGCCATTGAGCTTCGAGCGAGTCCAGATAGTCCATCGCCTTTGTCAGAAGCACCTCAGGATCTCCAGCCGGCTCAATGCCTCGCAAAGCAGCGAACGTCGCTAATTCTGCAACAGTTGCGTATGTGTTGACTCCGACTGTTAGCGCCATGGTTTAGACCTTCGTGATATCTTGCGTGATCTTGTACTTGCCTTCGCTGAACGTGACGCGCTCCATGTTAGAGTCAAGCGCCTGTGCATCGTAGAAGTAAGAGCCAGGATCGATTGTGCCAGTCGGGATAAAGTGTACGCGACCATCAACGCCGCCGCTTGATATTGCGCCAACGCGCTCCTCAAGCTTGGTCGTGTCATCCGGTGGCGCTTTGTTCGGATCGATAGTCAGCTTGAACTGAGTCCATGCAGATATGTCGACCGGAGTCGATCCGTCCATGATGCGGAACGTAATGCGGCGAGTGTCCCCGCGCTTGCGCTCAATGTCGTTTGTTGCAGTCATTCCAGTTCGCTCCCGATTTCCGGCTCAAGCACAGATTCGATATCAGGCTGCTCGATGCTTGCCTGAACTTCTGTTGGCTCTAATTCTGCGCCGATATCTGCCATGAGTTCCGCCGTCGTTTCGCCATATAATACCAGAGTCACCGGCCCGCCGCCCTGTTGCGCGTTGAGATGCTGCCATGCTGTGCCAGACGGCAACGAGCTGTTGCCGGTCAGTATCTCCCATGCTGTCATTGCATGTACGCCCAGACTGCTGCGGCGATTTGATCGGCGGTCAATACGGTGTCGTCTACCGTGGTGCCGGTCATGTGTCCGATGGCGAACCGAACGGCGGTGGCGGTGACTTCCATAGTGGCAACGCCATTAGCCCAGCCGATAGCGCCAGCGGTGCCTGATGCTACGATCACGAAAGACGCGCTGCCGGTGCCACCGATTGTGGCTACAAGGTTGCCTGTCGCGTCAAACGAGAATGACGCCGAACCTGTGCCGGACGCGATAAGCTGGCCAATCGCCTCCGCGCTGAACGTCATGCCCGCAACGCCGTCGATATTGACGCCAAGCGCGCCTGCGCCTGTTCCGTCGATTGTCAGCCCTGCGACGTTGCGGCTTGACATCGCGCCGCGCTTTTTGGGCAGAATCCAAGCGCTTACGTTGTGGCCGTTCGGTATTGCAGACAGGTCAGACCATACCTCATAGGCATTTTCTATCATGCCAGCTTGGCTAAAGTTGTTCCGATTGCCAGACGCGATAGTTCCCGCCAGAAAGCGCCCCGGCGACTTGTGCAGCACTGAGCGATTCCCGACGAGCGCCATTATCAGCTCCAGCCAAACTCAAGATGGCCAGAAAGTGGCGATGCTACCGGTGTAGCCGCGCCAGCAAGCATCATCCACGCCAAGCAAGCCCCATCGTAAACTTTAGGCATGCTCATAAACTGGTTGACCAGATCCCGTTCAGCAGTGACGCCAAGCGTGGTGATCGGCATAGTCAGCAGTGGCTTGGCCAGCACAAGGTTCAGCACGCCGGACACATAAGATGCTGACAGGTTGACCGTCTGCACTGATCGAATACCAGCATCACCGCCCTGCAATGGCATGAACGGGCCGAACTTGCCGGTGCCGGTGCCGGAGTAGACCACGCTGGTGACTGCGGCTGCTGTGTTACCAATCGGCAGGGTTGCAGGCGTTGCGCGGCCCGCTGTGCCGGCGCTGTTGGTATAGCCGATGCTCAGGTTAGGCGTTGCAGCGCCCATCACGGTCGAAGGTGTCAGGAATGCCTGTACTCCAGCGCCGTCAGTGTATCGCGGCAGGGTGACAGTGTTGTTCAGTGTCTGGTTGCCGGTAGTGGTAACAGTCGTGATCGGGTAGAAGCCGAGCAGGTCGACCAGCATCAGCACGCAAGGCGCGGTAGTGGCTGCGGCAGTCTGTGCGGCTGCGTTCAGCAGCACTTTGAATCCGCCGACGTTGCCTCCGTGCAATATGCCTGTTGCGCCCGAAGTGGTATCAGTCAACGCCTGAAACGCAAGGTTTGTACCGGTACCCATAATAGTATCAGCCGCAGGGTTGCCGCCACCACGGAACAGGCTGTACCACTGGCCGGCAGTGTGCGCAGTCGTTGCGAAGGTCGACTTTTGCCAGTCGGCACGGTAGAACTTCCCGAGCGTGCTGACATTGTTAATCATGTCGTCTTGAGATGTGAAGCCGGCCATTTTTTAGCCCTCAGTTATAAGTCGTTTCTATCACGCCAATGATAGGCGCACCGGCCAGCGTACCAACCGGCAGGCAAATAAAGTTCAGGTATGCGTCGTCTTTAATCTCGGGCAATGAGCAGCCGCAATCGGTCAGGTAATCAATCTCGACCGCCGCATCAATGCCCACGATATCAATGGTCGCCAGCGGCTTGACCATGACCAGCGCGAACAGTCCGACATCGCCAATGCCGCCAATGGTGACTGACTCGACCGATAGCACGCTTGAATCGCCAGCCTGCAACGGAATGAACGGTCCACCACGATCAACGCCGGATTGCTGCGAGTGCAGAATTGTGCCGTTTACCGCTTGCGTACTCATAATGACCGATTGCGTCACTCGACCAGACACGCCGTCCTGATTAGTGTAATTTACCGTGAACGGCTGGCCTCCAGTCTGGCCAGCTACCACCACCGGCATCAATTGAAACCCGGTGCCTTGGTATCGCGTAGGCTGCACGGTGTTGTCTAGGAACTGCTCATCGGTCACGGATTCGTCGATAAACCCGTAGAACCCGACGTAATCCATCATAATCATCGTCAGCGGTGCAGCGGTTGCCGTGGTCGTCAGCGCCAGCACTTTACGCAGGAACTTCTTGCGGCCAAACGCCTCGACGTTCGGGCCATGATCCAGCCCGCCGTCAGTGCTGCGCTTCAATGGCGTAAACGCGCCCGGCGTGCCGATGTAATAGTTCGGCACCGGATTGCCCGGCGACATGCTCAGGTCGAACCAAACGCCCGCGCCAGTCGCCTGCGTAGCCTGCTTACGGAATGACCGATACAGATACCTCCCGGCGTCTTGCGCGTCGGCAATGTCACGCGCATTCCGAAAGCCGGCCATTAGTCAGCCGATACGTCAAGGTCGCCAGGAGCGAACTGCGGCTGAATACCTGCGGCGACGTTCAGAGTGCCAGACAGCGTGCCGATAATCATCTGCGCGACCGCGCCGGACACTGTGTCCACAATGGCAAAGTGCGTGATAGCGTTCGTGCCGGCAGTACACTGGCCAAACTGAATCAGGCCGGCATTGCTAAAGGTCGAGCCGCCATCAGTCCATGCCGTCGCCTTGGTCAGCGCAACGCGAGCATATCCGGTGTAATTCGCCTCAGCAGCTAGTGATCCAGCCTCGCCGGGGTCGGCGGTGAACAGCGCAAGGTACTGGGTCGCATTCGCACGATAGGACGGGTCAACGCCTTGAAGGTGCATCTTTAGCGTTGCGTTTTCTGTGGTATTGGAGAGGCTCATGGCTCACCCTCTTGCAGTAATGCAAAGATTGTACCACTTTTGCGGAATGATGCGCTAAGGTCTTTCTTCCCACCGGAATGACGCCACACCGATAACGCCCGTCATCGTCATGCGGTAGTAGTACACGCCGGGAGCCACGCCGCGCACTAGGTCGTTGTTGTTTCCGACCGATGCGGATCGGTTCGTGTTGCTGTCAGTTTTGGCCCTCAGCACGTCAAGCACTGTGCCTCCCGCATGCGATCCACCAGCCTCAAGTACAACCACGCCAGTATAGGCCGGCGTCCCTGTCATGGTGTTAGCGCCAAAGATTGGAAGCACCTCGGCCCATGTGCCGCTAGGGGTGCCGCCGACAACCGTTTCAATGCGGATCGATCCAGCCTCAATCGCAATCTCCAGCGCCGCAAGAATCACGTTTACCGGAACCGTCGCACGGATCACATAGCTTGCGGTAGTCGCAGTCGACCACTCCTTAAATGACCGGCGCTCGCGGCCCTCAAAGAATCCAGTCTGCGCAGTCTCGACCCGAACCCGTCGCGTGCCTTCGCGCCCGCTTGTCAGCAGGTCAGCAGGCCCGAAGTCTGGCACGGTGTAGGTCATACAACCGTCACAGGTGCCGATGTAGCAGACTGAGTTGCGCCGCCGACTGTCTTGCAGGTCACAATGCAGGCATGAGCGCCGGCAAGCGCGCTGGTATATGTCGCGTTAGTCGCGCCACCAATCGGAACCCCTGCGCGAGTCCATTGGTAAGTAAACGTATGCGGATAACCGCCAGACCATGTCCCAGTCGTGCAGCTAAGCAGGCCGCCAACCGTAAGCACGCCAGACGCTACCGGCAGCACTTTGTTCAGCGGCTTACGGTCTCGCCGGTCTTGCCGCTGCTGCTGCAAGTACCATGTAAGGCCGGACTTACTTGTCAGCGTGACGAGTTGGCTTGGCACGGGCTGGCTGCTCCTGCTCTTTTGCGGCTTCTGGTTCTTTCGTCGCATTCTTGCGCGCATTCTCGATGCGCACGATTGTCTCGAAGTCTACAGGCTGGCCAATCTCTAGGCCGTCTTCATTCAGTGGCATTGCGCGATCTCCTTTTGTATGCAAACAGCATACCATAAAAAAGCCCCCAATTAAGGGGGCTCTCTTTAGCGGTGCATCAGTTGGTAACGAGGAAACCGATAGGAACATTCTTCCGCTCGATCACGCGATCCCAAGTGGTGGCCAGCGCCAGTTCAGCAGGGGTGAAGGACACCGAAGCGGGGGTGCCGACGTTCTGGTAGCCGAACGGATGCAGAACCCAAGTTTTCCGAGTCCACAAGGTCTCGACGCCAGCACCGTTGCCTTGCGCCTCCTGACGCTCAACCTCGACAGGCTTGATCGGCATGCCGTCGCCATAACCAAATGCACTTTCGCCGAACAGAACGGAGGTGTATTTGAAGCCAGAGGTAGAACCCGGCGTAACGGTCATGCTGTCATCAACGATAACGCGCAGGCCCATGTAGGTCGGGATGGTCAGCATGCCCTTGCTGTCAGGAATGTAGACAATGTCGTCATTCTTGACCATCTGCTTCATGACGGCAGAGTGAACAGCAATTGCGCGCAGTGCGTCAGCCGCATCGCCCATGGTGTAAACCGCATCGGTGAAGCTGTCGCGGTTGAACTTGGTCGAAGCGGTTTGTGCGCCGGTCGATTCCACCGCCACGTTGACGATCATATCGCTACCGCCTGACGCCACGTTATCGGCATACAAGCCGTTGGTAGTGGCGATCAGGCGGCGCTGCCACTGACGAGTCCAGTAGCGATCAACACGCGAACGGATATGCTCCATGGCGCGAGGGCCAAGCGCCAGCTCGGACGCGAGGTCAGAGGCAGACAGACCCTTGTTCAGGAAAGCCTTGCGGCTGATCTGCTCGCCCTGAACTACCTTGTCAGGCGTTGCCAGCGTTCCAGGGTTATCGGTCGAGATGTTCGGAGCGACGGTCTGGTCAATATCTTTCCAGAACGGCAGCTCGGCTGTCTTACCAGCAGCAGTTGCGATGCTATCGAGCAGCGCGTTGCGGGTAACAATGCCAGACTCGAAAAATGCAGTCTTTTCCGGTGAGTTTACGGCGGGCAGATCCTGAAAGACCTTTACGTCGATGATGTCAGCAAGTTGAACGGTAGCCATTTTTAGTAACCTCGGGTGCGTAATTTATAATCGGCGTTCAACCGATCATATTGGGCTTCGTCTTTTTTGCGGAGTTCCGAAAGTTCGGCCCCGCTGTATTCTTCAAACTTCTTAGCAGCCCCGCCGCCCGATTTGCTACCAGCAGCCCCGCCGCCGGATGATTGATTGCCGTCCACCAGGAACGGATAACGCTCGGCCAAATGGCTTTTCAACTGATCCACAGTTAAGGTGCCATCCGGGCCAGAAATAACTACGCCGTCAGTGGTGTGCTGAATGAAGGCAAGCGCCTCTTTTTTCAGCAACTCCGCACGGGCGGTATCGCGGGTCAGTCCGTTTGCCAGTTCGGTCGCCAACTCGCCGCGCTCTTTGTCGGCTAGTTTGCGCTTGAACTCTTCAAAGTCCTGAGCCTGTTTATCGAACGCGCTTTTTGTATTCTTGTATAGCGTTTCGTATTCTTGCCGTTCTTCCAAGCTCTTTTGCGCGGATTCTGCCTGATCCTTTTCGATCTGCGCCAGCTTGTCTTTTGCGGCCTTTCGCTCGTCGCGTTCTTTGCGCAGAGCTTCTTTTAATTCGTCGGCTGGATCGATGCCTTCAACCTTTAGCCTGTATTTCCCGTTCTTTTCTTCGTAAAGCGATTTCAGTGACTCATCTACGCCGTCAAGCGAATCGATCTCAAACTTAAGCATGTCCTACCCCGTAGGCTATCAACATGGCACCTGCCATAGCCAAATTCTATGCCCGCTTGTCGTCGATTGCAAGTAACGTGCCATTACAGCGTTATACCCTCCCTCGCCTTGAGTTCGTCCAGCGTGTAAACCTTGCCAGCGTCGTCCGTGAATTTGTCCAGACTCAATCCCCCTGAGCGGAATAGCCGTGCGCGCTCTGGGCCTAACACCTCGTCCTGAAACTCTGGTGACTGGCGACCAAGCCAGCTGTTATAGGTCGTCTGCGAGCTAACCGGGCCGGTCATGCTTGCCCGTGTTGCGCCTTCCCTGAGTGCGGCGAATTCATCTGACACAACCGGCACGCGAACGGATCGGCAGTTGTAGTGAAGTGGCGGTATATGGCCCTCGCCAACTGGGTATATCTTTCCGTCGAGCGATGCGCAGGTGATCGTGGTTCGCCCGTCCAGAACCGCTGAGTATTCCTCGCCTTTTAGCACGTCACTGTTGGCGCGGTATGTTGCGTTGCGCGCAACGCTGCCTGTAAGGTTCGCCGCGGTGCGCACGACTGTTTCTGCCTGCTGGCGTGTGCGCGTGTTGACC